GAAAACCGCGCCGGTCTAGCCGCCGATGAACCTAGCGATTTGACCTCCCCCTCCCCTTATGCGCGTATGAACGCACGCGGTTGAGGAGAAGCGGATGCGGTCTGTTGTTACTCTTGCGGTGTTGAGCGTCGCCCTTTCGGGATGCGCTTCCTACAGTCGCCTTGTGACCTATGAGACATCGACGCCTTACAAGCTCGAAGACCTGACGACCGACGCAGGTTCGTTCAAGGTTCGTCGTCACCCGACTGAGCAGACGATCTACATTCAGCCTATGGGCAAGGTGGCGATGAAGGGCGTCTTGAACGCTGACGCTTTGCTGGACAGCGCAGCGGCATCTAACCGCATCCGTCCTGCCGTGATGGGTGCCGCCGTGGCCTATGCCGAGGGCATGGGGTGCAAGGTCACTGACCTGGCCCAGATCACCGGCTTTGCGTGGGAAGCGACGTACGAGTGTCCTAGATAGGCCAGCCGTCTAGCCCAATCGTCTGACGGGGCTTGCTTCCCTTCTCCATGCGCTGCTTTCCGCTTGAGTGGCAGCGGTAACGGGGATCATCGCAGAGAGACTGAAAGGGGCCGTCGAAGAACCTTGAGGGGTCTCGCTTGATCTTCGGGTCTATGTGGTCGCAGACCGTAGCGGGTGTGACCCTGCCTTGATCCTGGCACATCGCGCATAACGGATGAGAGGCGAGTTGCCTTGCCCTCAACTTCTGCCAGCGCGACGTCTTGTAGAGGCGGCGGTAGGCTTCCGCCTCTGGACTTCTGTTATCCCGTCTATAGCCACCCGAGCCAGCCATTGACGCATCTCCGCGCATGGACGGGTGTTGATGGGGTGTCGCCCGCCGCTGACCGCCAAGGTGCAGGTGCGTGTTCGTGATGATCGGTACTGGGTCGGGCGATGGTGGTGCGCGTTGGCGCGAAACTCAACGGGGCCGCGCTACAGGCGCAAGACCCCGGATACCAAATGTATGCCCTGTTCGGTGCGTCGGCGCAAGGGGTAGTATTAAGCCGCCCTCGCCTTCCGTTCCCGCGCTGCATAGTCCAGCGCCTGCCATGCAAGCACAAGGTTCTGGCACGCCGACCGGATGACCGCCGCCTGCGCTTCCTTGCGGCCTTCGTCGGTGATGCGCTCTACCGTGTCACGCCAGCCTGAGCCAAGCCGGGCGTTGTTGCCAGACATGAGGGCGCAAAGCAGTTCGGCGTCACGGCGTCCGCACTTGCCGAGGACGATCTTCAGCAGGCCAGATGCGTCAATCATCGCCTGGGTAATTTGCTCCGATGCCGTGGCCGTGGCCTTGTCCACGCGGTCCATGCTGATTTCGGGGCGTTCATGGCCGTAGGCGATGGCGATCAGGTTCTCCAGCCGGCGGGCGGCTTGAAGCTGTTGATCGGTCAACGCGGCCTTGCCCTCGGCGCCCTTGCGGGAGTGCAGGAGCGAGAACACGTCCAGCCGGTGAGCGGCGATGATGCGGTATTCACTGTCATGCACCACGCGGACGCCTTGGGCCTTCAAAGCGATGATCTGCGCCTTGCGGTCGGCGCGTTCGGCCAGGGCCTCGGCGGTGTCGGTCTTCTTGCGGCGGGGAAGGCGGGTCATCGCAGAAGGCTCCTCAGCCATGTGTGAACGTGGGCGAACCCTTCCTTGCCGATCCACTCGCAGAAGACGTCGAAAGCCACGCGGGCGAGCCGTTCCGCGTCCAGATCAAGCCGGGCATCGAACGGGCGATCCTTGACGCCCTGACGCTGGCGGATGATTTCAGCGTCAAGGGCTTCAGACATGCGGAAGACGACGGCGGGGACGGGGCGGGTCATGCGGCCACCTGTTCCGGCTGGACGTCGAACAGCCATGCAACCTCCGAGGCAGGCCAGCCCGCCCGGCGGAACCAGCCGATAAACCGGGCCTTGTCCTCGCTCATCGGGGTCACACGCTGGACACGGGCCGAACGCTTGGGAACGGGAACGGACTTGCGAGGCGAGACCAGCTTGAGCGCCGCCGCTTTGCGGATCACTGCCCGCTCTGTGCAGCCGTCGCCGATCTTGGACGCTATCACAGCGCAAGTGACGGACGGGTCGGGGTAGAGGCGCTTCAGGGTCGCCGTAGCCTCGTCGGACCAGTTAAACCCGGTTCCGATGCGGGGGCGTTTGAGGCCGTGAAGGCGGACGGCGGAGCTGATCGTGACGCAATTGCAGCCGTCGCCGAAGTGGCGGGCGATCTCGACCGGCCCGCGCTGTTCGTCCAGGTACAGGCGGCGCAAGGTCGCGAGACGGTCAGGGGTCCAGTTGAAGCGGGTCATGCGGCGCCCTGATAGCTGGACAGCTTCTCACGCAGGTGAGCGGCCTCGGCGCGATGGTTCTTCGCGCGCGCCTTGTGCTCATGGTAGGCGGGAGGCATGTCCTCCAGCGGGATCGGGGCGCCGTTGCCCCACATCGGCCCGGCAAGGCGATCCTCACGCATGGCCAGCAGTGTGTGTTCCTCGATCTTCCGCGACAGGCTCATGGCCTGATATTCGGCCTCGGTGGCAGGCTCCCACGCCTTCGCCTTGGCCTCCGGGTCCACGGCACCGCGAGCGTTGACCGAACGGACCAGCGGCAGGAATTGGCCGGCCATCGGGAACTTGGGATTGGTTCCCATCCGCCACCGCTGACAGGCGGTCTGGATCGCGTGAGCCGGGAACTCGGCAAGGTCGTTGCACCAGTCGGCCATCCACCGGCCCCGGTCTTCTACCGACATGAGCGGCGGGCGGCAGTGAACGGCGAGGCTTTCGAGGGCGTCCAGGATTTCAGCTTGGTCAGCCATGTTGCGCTTCCAGTCTGGCAAAGGCGAGGCGTCGGGCCTCGGCGTGTTCGGCGGCGATGCGGTCGGTTAGGCTCACCACGGACGGACTTGCCCTAGCCTCGGGCAGCGGGGTCTCGCGGCTGTTATCGGCGAGGGCTTGCAGGACGGCCCGGTCGAAATAACCCCAGGTCGAGATTGGCCCTCTGGCAGCGGCGCAAAGCCCCCGAACGACCGGGAGAACGTCACGGCTCCAGTCGGCTCCGCGCTGACGCCAAGCGACGATCTTGCCAGACGAGGTGATCAGGCCGGGAGCCTTCATCGGGTCCAGCCAAGGGGAGGCTACGGCATCGACCAAAGCCTCCATCGGCTTAGCTGGCCACGCGCACGCGCTACCACCACCACCATCTTCTCCTTCTGACTCTGGTTCTGGTTCTGAAGAATGCTCTGGCAAACGGGTAGCAATTGCCAAGTGCGTTTCTTGTCTTTTCAATGCCTTAGCGTTGCCGCCCTTGGTTCCAGCATCGGCGCGTTTGATCGACTTTTCGCGCGCCTTTTCGAGTTCAAACGAGAGGCGCTTGTTCACGATGTCGCCGTTTTCGACGCTGAAGAACGCCATCACATCGCCGCTTATTTTTGCCCAGCGCGAGGCAGTGCAGCCGACAATTCGCGCCAGCTTCTTGGGGTCGTTCGGCAGTCGCCCATCGGCCCGCCACATCGTCATGAGCAACAGCAGGTAAGCCCCGTGCTGCTCCGTCGTCAGGTGGCGCGTGTCGCCCAGGTAGTCGGCCACGTAGAGCTGCATGAAGGGTGCGCTCATGCCGCCACCTTCTCAGCGTCCAGCCGCTCGGCGTGGCGACGCTCAGCGTTTAGAATGCTGGTATGGTCGCGGTTCAGGAGATGGCCCAGGAACGGCAAAGAGTAGCGTTGGCTCCCATCGGCCCGCCGCACCTGCCGGCAAGCCCACACGGCCTCTTGGCGGGCTGCGGAAATCTCTTTGAACCGGCGCGGGCCGATCATGTCGTCAAAGGTGAAACCGTGAGACTTCGCCACCTCGGCGACGATCTCGCGGGCCTTGCGGGTCTCGACGTAGATCGGACCCCGCCAGAGGGACAGAACGACCGTCATCGGGCCACCTGCGAGCGTCTGGCGTTGCGTTCAGCGGCGAAGGGGACATACGGGCCAGTCAGCCGCACCACGCCGCGCTCGCCTCGCGTTTCGAGGTATCGCCCGAACCCGCCTTCAGCCACGCAGGCGGCAACGTACTCGTCATCGCGGTTGAGACAGGGCGGCTCATAAGCGGGAACCGATCCCTGACGCTCATGTTGCCCACGGGACAGGGAAGCGCCCTTTGCGGCCTCAGAGCGCCTTACGCCAAGATATGCGGCCCTGTGGCGGATGCTATCACGGGAAACGCCCCACGCCTTCGCCCATGCCGCAATCGTTTCGGGCGGTGCGTCGGCGTACTGGTCGAGGATGATCGCGGTGCGGTTCGGGTCTCTCAGGACAATCTGGCTCATCCCCTCACCTCCCCGCGCTTGGCGAACGGACGGCCCTGGAGCTTCCGGGGCGACTTCGGAAAGATGCCCAGATGCTTTGCGCGCTGACGTGCGACCTTGGACTTGACCGCCACATCGGCGCGCGTCTTGACCGCGTGCGCGTCGGCCAAGGCCGGGGCGAGGTTGCTCTCGCGGTTCTCGCCGCCGTTGATGAGGGCGACGACGTGATCGGCCTGCCACTTCTCGCCCGCGCGGATCTTGCGCTTGGACAGATAGCAAACGCCGCCGTGAGCCTCGAACACGCGAAGGCGGACACGGGGCGGGATCGGCGTGTCAGGGGTGGCGCCGATCCACTCGGGGAGGGTGCGGCCCGTCATGCGGCGCGCCTCCCCTTAACCCCGCCTTCGCGGAGGTATTTGTTGATCGTCTCCTCGCGCAGTCCGAACCTCTCGGAGAGATATTCGGTGCAAAGGCCCCAGCGCCAAAGGCTGACAATCTTCGCCTTGTCCCGATCCGTCACCCGGTCATAGGTGTAGTCGATCTGGGGGAGCGTGGTTTCGGGGTAGCGAATAGCCCACGGGTCAATCGGCCTCATGCGACACCGGCCACGGAAAGCAGGGACGGGCCGGTCGATTGCGCTTCCATTTCAGTCAGGTTGCGGACGGCCTGGCGGAAATAGGCAGGCTTCAGTTCGGTCCCGATGAACCGGCGCCCGGCCTTGAGCGATGCCCAGCCTTCCGAGCCGATGCCCATGAACGGGCTGAACACGACGTCATTAGGGTTGGTCCACAGCCGCACGGCGCGTTCGATCAGGTCGAGTTGCAGCGGGCAAAGGTGGCGTTCGTCCTTGTCCTCGCGAGCGACCTTGACGTTCAGGACGTTCGTTTGCTGGATGTCCATCCAGACCGGCGAGGCCCATTGCTGCCATTGCGTCACCGGGAACAGCATCCGATCCTGGCCGACCTTATCGGCCTCGCTCTCGTCGGCAGGCGTCTTGCGGAACACCAGCAGATAGTCGGGCATTCCCTGACGCGAGCGCGTCGCGTCCGTGCAAAGCTGCTTGTAGAGAAGCCCCAGCGCCTTCGTCCGCGTCATCTCGACAACGGGGTCTTTCCAGATCGTGACGCGGCTGTGGTAGGTCCAGCCTTCGGCTTCATGGACCTCGCGAATGTCCGCCGGGAAGTCGTAGAGACCAACGGCGCCGTGCATCGACTTGGTGCGCGGAATGTCCGAACAGTGGACCGCCGTGAGCCTGCCCGGCTTCGTCGCGCGGAACTTCTCGCGGACCAGATGCCGGTAGAGCGTCTTGAACTCGGCCTCGTCCTTCACGTTGCCCATGTCCCGCTCGCTGTCGCTGTAGACGAACAGGTGCGCGAACGGCGGCGAGTAGACGGAGAAGTCGAGCGAGTTGTCGGGCAGGTTCGTCGCGAACTCCACGCAATCGGCGTTGTAGGCGGCGAAGCGTTCGCCCTGGTGACTGTCGAGAACAGCGGTCATGCGGCAATCCATTGCGGCAGGGCCAATGGCTTGGCCGGTTGATAGGGGGCTTGTTCGGGGACGCTGTGCGAGGCGCGGGCCATCGCAGCGGTCATTTCCAGCTTCATAGCGTCGTGGTCGCCGGCCTTGCGGCTTACGATCTGCCAGATGCTTTCTTCGGTGTCGGCGCAGGCTACGTGGACGCTGACCGGGCGCGACTGACCGAAGCGCCAGCAACGGCGGACGGCCTGATAGAAGCTCTCATAAGAGAACGAGAGGCCCACGAAGGCCATGCGCGCGGAGTGCTGCCAGTTCAGGCCGAACCCAGCGATAGACGGCTTGGTGATGATGACCCGAACCTGACCTGTCGAGAACATCGTCAGGTTGGCCTCTTTGACTTCCGGGCTCATGGAGCCGCGAACCTCAACGGCGCCGGGGATGCGGTCGGCCAGCGCGTCGGCCTCGTAGTCGGTGTCGCACCAGACCACCCACGCCTCATTCGGCTCTTTCGCCACCAAAGCCGCAATCACGTCGGCGCGGGCGTCGGTGGTCATCCGCTTCTCGCGGTGGATAGAGGTTGCGGACGTGTCGGGCATACGGAACAGCCGGGCCTGGCCGTCCTTCTCGGCGCCCGCGTCAAGCGACCGATCCGCCTCGACAATGTGGCGCTTCAGATCCAGCGCGGGCAGATCGTAACCGTCGTCGCTAAATCCAAGGTCAGAGGGCTTGGAGACGCAGCGCGCCCAGCTCGCAACCCAGTTCCAGAAGTCCTGAACGGCGTGGCCCTTCATGCGCCAGTTGCCGGTGTCGGCGCTGTCGTGGATAAACCAGCGCGTGAGCATCTGACTTTGCGACATGACGCCGAGAAACTCGGAGTGCTGGCCTAGTTCGGCATGGTCGTTCGGCGCGGGGGTCGCGGTGCAGCAAAGGCGGAACGGCGTATGCTTGAAGGTGGCGATAAGGGCCTTGGTCGTGGCGCCGTGAAAACTCTTGAGAATGCTGCTTTCGTCCAGGATCACGCCCGCGAACTGGTCGGCGTCGAACTTCGCCAGCCGGTCGTAATTGGTGATGTAGACGCGCGGCGTGGTGATCTCGTCGGGCTCGCGCACCGCCTTGGCGTCGATGCCGAACTTGACGGCCTCGCGCTCATGTTGGGCGGCGACGGCGAGCGGCGCCAGCATCAGAACCGGGCGCCCCGTATGCTCAACGACGATCCGGCCCCATTCGAGGGCGCACAGCGTCTTGCCCAGTCCGGTATCGAGGAACAGCGCGGCGCAACCGGCCTTAAGCGCAAACTCAACCGCGTGGCGTTGGTGATCCTTAAGCGCCGGATTGAGCGGCGGAATGTCCTGCATCCCGCGCGGAACAAAGGCGATGCGCTTGGCGGCGATCAAGCCGCGATAATCGGCGAGGCTCATGCCCCCACCATCAGCTTGCGCTTACCGGCTTGGACCAGAGCGCGGGCGGCTTGTCTTTGGGCTCGGGTGTCACGGCGTCCAACGGCGGCGAGGTACTTGACCTGAGCGTCTAGGAAGTCCTCACGGGCCGTTTTCTTGGGGGTGAGGAAGCGGATGAAGGCGCGGATCATGCGCGGGTCTCTCCAAGAGAGTTCCAGAGTTGAAGGTCCAGCTCGGCGGGCGTGGTGCTCAGGATCGTGGCGACGTCCCGCAGCGGCAGACCGGCAGCGAGGTAGGCGCGGGCCGGGAGCGGATTGCGGTAGGCGACGCCGGGCCAGACACGCCACAGGCGACCGCTAGTCGCCTCCGGGGTGTCTTGATTAGGGAGGGCCAGCCGAAACGGGTTAGCCTCTGACCCGTAGCGCCGAGGCGCGGGTTTGGAGGCCCGGCTGCGATGTTGAACAGTGGCCATCGGTCAGGCGACCTTCGCCGAACGGGTGAGCGCGATGTCGTCGTTCAGGCTGTCAGCCGGGATGCGACCGCCAGACAGGCGCTCGATCTCCAAGGCCACCCGAACGGACGCCTTGCCCTTGGCCTCAATCTCATGTGCGGACGCCTTGCCCTTAAGGCCCAGCCGGGCGGCAAACGCCTCCAGGCTGTCACCGAACTCGGCGCGAAGTTCTGAAATGGTCATGTCCATTAGTTCGGATATTCCGAACCGTCTGTCAAGCGTCGCTGTTCGGGTTCTCCCTACCGACAGAATCCCTTCGCGGGCGCACAATAGAGCCGTGGTTAAGGCGGCTCAGAAAACGCAACGGGACTTCCAGCACACGTGGTTTCTGCGTGAGTGGGCGGAGCTTGCCGATTTCACGCAGGCCGAAGCCCAGCGCCAGCTTGGCTGGTCAAAGGCCAAGGCGTCCGACGTTTGGAACGGCCAGCAATACAATCAGTCGATAATTGACGAACTGGCGCCCGTCCTGAAGGCGCGACCTTTTGAGCTGCTGCTTCATCCAGAGGAGGCGCACATGTATCGCCGCCTCCGCGACGGAGCCCCGCGCCTGGTTGCGTCAAAACCTGACGCAAAGGCCGCTCCCGCAAAGACCGGGACGCACTCCTAAACACTCCCCAAATTGGGCTTGACTCCCCGGTGTTCTGGACCCGTTTCGGGGCGTTCGGATTTGCCGAACATTTCTGTTGACGTGTGAGTTCGGATTATGCGAACCTCTCCATACAGACGGAGAGACACCCCATGCAGACCGCGACCATCAGTTTTGAAGTCGAAGTGATTGTCGAAGCCCTCGACCGTCACGCCGAAGCCGAGATCACCGAGATCGGCCTGATCGTCTATGACCCGAGCCGCCCGATCGGCCTGCGTCACAAGACCACCCGCATGGTTCCGGTCTCGCCCGAGCTGTCCAAGCTGATCCTCGACCACTTCCTGTCGGAAGCCGAGGAGGCCCTCGCCGAAGCCGACACCGACCACGCCGAGAGTGCAGCGGAACACCGCTGGGAAATGGCGAGCGACCGATGACCCGCCCCAGCCACGCCGCCGCGTCCTACCTCACCGCCGTCCTGATCGTTTGGGCGGTGCTGCTCTGGATCATCACGTCATGAGCCGTCTTCGCGTTGCCTGCACCTCGCTCGGTCGGCGGATTATGGCCGGGTATCCGACCAAGGACGGCCAGCGGCTTAAGGAGCCCCGGCACGACGTAACCAGCGACGTCCTGCGCGCCGTCGCCGACATGATCGAGGTCGGCCACGAAATCACGGTCGAAAGCGACGGCCAGCCGCAATTCCGCATCGCCATTCTGCCGGTCAAGGAGGCCACCCAATGACCCGCCCGCTCCTCGACTGGTCCGATCCCCACAAGACCCCGCGTAGCCCCCAGCAAGGGCGCGCGTGCAGGGAGGATGCGGCAAGCCCCCCGCCTGCATCCTCCCGACCCCTCACCTTTGCCCACAGCGGCGGGGACATCGTCTGGCGGGGAATGAACCACCTCAGCCTGGATGAGGCCCGGCGCGTTCGGCAGATCATCATCGACGAGCTGACGTTTGATCGCCTTTCGGGCGGCGGCGTGTCGGGGGCCTTGGGCCTGCTGGTCGAGATCACAACCGCAATCAACGCCGCCCGTCGTTGGCGGCAGTGCCAGGGAGCCGCCTGATGGACCGCGACTGGACCCCCAGCGACGCCGCCGATGCGGCTGACGACCGCCGCGCCCGTGAGTGGTGGCGCAGCCTTCCCGACCAGATCGGAGGCCCTGACGCCTGCTTGGTTGCGGCGACTTGCCCTGACTGCTCTGAGCCGATCCCGACGGGCCGACCCTTCGAAGTCATGGCCGCCGAGGATCACGACGGGAGCCCCTGTCCTGACTGCATGTTCATCAATGGAGCGCCCGTATGAGCGAGCCCGCCCCCTGCTACCGCATCGTAATTCCGAACACCGGCCACGTCATTGAGGCGCTGGAAGTGTTCGCCAGGGCGAAACAGCGCGCCGAATGGCATCGGACCCGCCTCGATCATCCGACGTACCCGGCTCAAGTCATCGTCCAGCGTGTCGGGCCTGATGGTCGGGCGCGGAAGGTCTGGCCGAAAGGGGTCAGCGCATGACCGAAGATGAAGCCAAGACGAAGTGGTGTCCGCACGCTCGGATCGAGGGCGATGGCCGGAACATGGAGATCATGAACGGCCACACCGGTCCCGCCGTCTTTTGCATCGGCTCTGCCTGCATGGCGTGGCGGACGGTCCCGAAGATTTACGAAGCCCCAGACGGCACCCTGCGTGATCGCGAGGATGGCTTCTGCGGCCTTGCCGGGAGGCCCGAATGACCCGCCGCGACTGGGCTGGCGTCCTCCTCCTTTTCGTCGGGGTGGCCCTTATCGGGTGCATTTCGGCTGTCGTTACCGGGTGAAAGGAATACCCATGCGAACGTCTGAAACCATCATGGCCCTGGCGCCAGCCCTAACCTTGGCCCTTGGCAAGCTGGAGGGCGCGGCGAAGAACGCCAAGAACCCCCACTTCAAGAACACCTACGCCGACCTTGCGTCGGTCGTTGAGGCCAGCCGGTCAATCCTCGCCGAAAGCGACCTCGCCGTGATGCAGTCGCCGGGCCTTGTCATTGAGGGCCGACTGCAACTGTTCACCCGGATCATTCACAAGTCGGGCGAATGGATCGAGGGTGAGTTTCACATGCCGCTCGCCAAGTCCGATCCGCAGGCCACGCTTGCAACGCTGACCTACGCCCGGCGCGGCGCCTTGATGGCCATTCTTGGCATCCCGGCTGTTGATGATGACGGCGAGACGGCAGTGGGCCGAGGAACGGACGGCAACAGCGCCAGCGGGCCGCGTCAAGCCCCGCCCGTGACCGCCAAGCCCGCCCCGCAACCGACGCTGGCCGAGCGCGCCAACCGGCTCGCGGCCACACTGGAAGCCGCGAAGACGCAAGACGACCTCCGCCGCACCTTTGACCGCGCGTCGGGCCTTTGCGCCGATCTGGACGCAGCCGACCCCGAGCGCCTGGTTGAATTGACCGCGCTCTATGAGCGGCTGTTCCTCGCTCTGGACGGCATCCCCGCCGGGGCGGTGGCAGCGTGAGCGCGGCGCCGTACCTCGACCGCCACACCGTGACCGCCAAGGCCCTCGCCGACGCCTTGCGCGAGGGCGGGTTCGGCGACGACGAGGATCTGATCCTCGACACGCTGGAAGGCGAGACCGACGCGATGGAGGCCGTCTCGCGCCTCCTGCGCTGGATGAACGAACGGCAGGCGACCGCGCAAAGCCTCAAGACGCTGGAAGCCGACTACGCCGCCCGGCGTAAGCGGTTCGAGGAGGCGGTTAAATCCGCGCGCGGCGCCCTCGCCCGGTTCATGGACGAAACCGGCCTGACCAGGATCGAGCGCCCCGAGGCGACGCTTTCCATGCGGCAGGGCTCGCCGTCCGTCATCTACCCGGCGGACCTTGACCCCGAAACGCTCCCCGAGAAGTTCCGCCGCTGGACCTGCGAAGCCGACAAGGCCGCGATTAAGGACGCCATGCTGGCCGGCGAGGAAGTGCCGGGCCTGACGCTTTCCAATGGCGGGACGTCGCTTGCGGTGCGGGTGAAGTAGCCCGCCGCACACAATACGCCACAAGACCTTGCCCGACTTGCTGGCGTTCTCAACGGGCAACAATGGAGGCCATCTTGGCTAAGACCACGACCAACCACCCGACCCCCATCACCCGCTCCAGCGCCGGGCTTCGCGATGCGATCTTTGACGAGATTGACGCGATCCGCGACGGCACGGGCAACCCCACCCGCGCGAACGCCGTGGCCAAGCTGGCGGCGACCGTCGTTGAGACCGTGCGGATGGAACTGGAGGTGCAGAAGTACGCCTCCGCGTCCGCTGGCAAGGTAAAGACTGCCGAGGCGGTCAACGGCCTTCCCGCGCCCCTGGAATTGGGGGCGTAGATTTTGAAACCCTCAGCCAATCTTGAATGGTTGTCGTTTGATGACGCGCTTGCAAGCGTGGCATTGGAGCCCGCCTTTGCTCATCATAAACGGGATGTTCTGTATTGGGCGCTGGATTGGCTGGGGGATTTTGATTGCGATGACGATGGTTACGTTGCCGTATCTTCCTTTGGTCTAGTGTATCATAAATCCGTCGCTGAGTTTCTGGCGGCGCATGAGCTAACGGTTCTGTGCATCGTGTGTGGATACGTTGAGGCTCCCGAATCATACACGGGCCATGTCGATGTCGGATTTGTTGACTGGCTTACATCTTCAGAGCCTGTAGTTGCTCCGATGTGTAATCGCTGCTGTCAGGCCGTGCGGACATTCACTTCTAAAATCCACGGTGCAGGAAGCGGCGCACGGCTTGGCAATGAGGCTGAATATGTCGCTGCGCTTCATGCTGTGACCAGGTCCTCTAATTTTAAGTCGCGCGTGTCGGCATCCGGATACGCGTGGGCAAGGCTTCGATTTGACCCCCGCCGCGCACCCGAGCGGAGTGCCGCATGAGCCGCTCCCGCCCGATCATCCTCGACCGGCAAGCCAACCGCGACACCGCCGCGCAATGGTGCCGGACAGCGCCCAGCGGGACCGTGATCGAGTTCCGGGCGCCTAAGCGGTCTGACGCTCAGAACAGCGCGCTATGGGGCTTGCTTGGCCAAATCCAGCGCCAGCGCCCGACGCACAACGGCGTGCCGATGACACCCGAGCTGTGGAAGGCGGTGTTCATGCAGGCATGGGGCGCGGAAGTGACCATCTTCCCGACGCTGGACGGGACCGGGTTCTTTCCGATGGGGATGCGCTCCTCGAAGCTGACCAAGTCGGAGATGGCGGACCTCCTTACCTACATTCTGGCGTGGTGCGCGCAATCCGGCCTGACCATTGAACACTTCGATGAGGAGGCCGCCGCGTGACTAGCCGCAACGCATGTGTGGCGCGCATGACGCGCCAAGACGGGCGACTCCGGGATGCCCTCAATCTCTCCAACCAGACAGAGGCAGCTTAATGGCCAGCCCGTCAGAGAGAGCCGAACGGGGCCAGCAGCGGGAGTTGTTCGCATGAGCACGAAGGGAAGCCCAATGACAGAGAAGCTGAAGCCGTGCCCGTTCTGCGGGGGCGAGGCGCGGCCCAGTGAGCAGGTCGTCCCGAACACGGACATTCGATACTGGATCGCGATCTGCGCCAACTGCGCGGCGTCGACGCCCCTTGAGAACTGGAACACCCGCCCCTCAGTGGTGCCCGACCGTGAGGCGGTGGCGAGGATTATCCGTGAGCATGTGAAGGTCGATGCGACTGGCCTGGCGCCCGCCGTTGTCGGTCATTGCATCTTCGGGTTTGAAGACGCCGCCGACGCCATCCTCTCCCTTCCCGCCTCTCAGGAGGGTTAGATGGGAGATAATAGCTCATCCCCGGACCACGCCCCGACGACCACTGACGGACAAGGGAACCCTGCCCTTGCCGCGTCTGGCAGCGAGTCGACCTTGGTGGAGCGCCTTCGGAACCGGATCGCGGCTTTGGAGTGCGCCATCCAACCCTTCGCCGCTTACGCCATCGCTGCAACCGCCTACGGGAGACTTCATCGCGGAAGTCAGCCGGACGACAACAAGTCAATGGCCTACGTGCAGACCGAAATGGGGCACAGCGGAAACATAACTTGGGGGGATTTCAAGTTCGCCGCCGAGCTGATGCCGAACGCCGTCTACAGCGGCGAGAGCACGAGGAAGCGACAAGCCGCTCTCAGTGATGGCGCGTCTTCGCGTCCACCAGTGACCAGCGATGCAGTTCCCGGGATGCCAAAGGAAACCCAATGACCAAGACACTGGTTGAGAGACTGCGTGCTAAGCGAACCATTCTCCGTCTGGAAGCCGCCTCTCGCATAGAGGAACTGGAGGCTGCGATGGGCGATATCGCCGAGGGCCTTGTGCCGCCCATCCCGCATGGCCATTACCTCGCGCACCGGCACGCCGTGAACGTCGCTCGCGTAGCTCTGCGCCAAGCCCTCCCAGACAAGGGGTAGGTGATGAGCAGGGCCTTGAAGCACATGACGCCGGCAGAGCTTGGCGAGCGCCTGGGTTGTTCGGTGGCGACGCTGGCGATGTGGCGGTGTCTCGGCAAGGGGCCGCGCTTCATCAAGTTCGGCGCCTCTCAGCAGGCCCGCGTCCGGTATGCGACCGCCGATGTGGAGGCGTGGGAGGCCGCGTCGATGCACGAAAACACCGGGGCAATCGGGGTCTAAAAATCGACCTTCGACACCCCAGCGACACCCGAACCATTTGACAGTTTCTCTCTATAGCTTACACTACAACGGAATTCGGCGATTGAGAACAGTGACCACGTGTCACGCCAGCGACTTTTTGGCCTTGGTTTGTTCAGGTCGGTGATCGTTGCGCCATAAGGCGTTTCAGGTTTCGTTCTCGTCGCCACATATCTATGGGTCTGGGGCTATCGTGGCGCCCGGATGACACCCGGAGGCGATGATGAACAACCCGACCGCCGAGCGTAAGCGCGGACCAATGGTCACCCGGATTTTCGTCCGGGAAGACATCTTCTACATGCTCGACCTTCCCGACGACGACGACCTGTCGGCCCACGCCGAGAGGAACCCCGGCACGCTCCGAATTGAGGATGTGGTGGGAAACGTTTTGTGGAGCCTTCAGTGAGGGCCCGCAAGTCCGGCGAGACCGACGCGGCCTATATCGCTCGCCTTGAAGCCGCCAACAGTAATCTCCGCCAGCGAAACGGCGCGCTGGCCAAGGAGAACGAGGTTTTTGTTTCGCGCGGGCGGCCGGCGGCGGCGATGCTTGGCCTTGTTGTTCAAGCGGCGGCCGAAGTTTGCGGCATGGATAACGACCCTGCGGTTTCGTCGTGCCTTCGCACCCTGAACGATCTTGCGGCGCTTCCTTGGCGAGATGATATCCGACCGCCGGACGCCTATCCGATCTTCTTGGGGGCTGACCCCACGCGCAACGGCGGCGACTGCGAAATGCTTCTCCGCTCCGCAAGCGAACTGGTGCTGATCGAATACGGCCACCCGATAGACGCTATGGGCGTGGGGCGCGGCCTGAAACAGCGCGAGCGTGAGTGGTTGGTGCGATTGCTCGACGCCATGTTCAAGCTGGTTCGGGAACGTGGTGATGAGCGTTTGCGCGCCATCGGCCTGAAGACCACGGCGTCTATTCCGCCGCTTCCAGACTTCGAAAGTTTGGCGGCGGTGCAGGGCTTTGTTCAAGACCTGAGCTGGCAGCTATACGAGGTGTGGGAGGATGTGGAAATGTCCCGCTCAATGCTGCGGCTCGACCTTCGGTCGGCTATGTACGACAACGCTTTCCGCCGCATCGGGGAGATTGTCGGCGCGCTGCGAAAGGTCGAGGATGAGCTTCCCCGCGCGCAAATGCATGACTAAGACGACTTGGTGCCGTTTTGAACCTCACCCAACTCAAGACCGCCCCTGAAGGCTCCCTCATCCGTGACGACGAGGTAACTGGCCTTGAGTTCCGGGTGAGGGATGGAAGGCGGGCGTTCTACTTCTACTACCGCGTTCGGGGGACTGGTCAGCGCCGCAGGCCGAAGGTCGGAGACTTCCCGACCATCACGATACAGCAGGCGCGAGAGATCGCGCGGAACTGGTACGCGACTGTCCAGCAGGGCGGAGACCCATCGGGCGACATGGCCACCCTGCGGGCCTCCGAGACGGTTTCTGACCTGTGCGACCGCTACATCAAGGAACACGCTCACAAGCGTTCCGCGCGCCACGACAAGGGCCACGTCGAGAACACCATCAAGGTCGAGTGGGGAGCCAAGCGCGTTAGCGAAGTCAGCAAGCCCGACCTACTGGCTATGAAGCGCAAGATGGCTGACCGGCCTATCGCGTTCAACCGGCTACAGGCCCTTGTCTCGGCCATCTGGAAGTTTGGGGAATATCCGTTCGAGGCGGTCAAGAAGTACCCCGAGACCCAGCGCAAACGCTACCTCACCACGGCGGAGCGCGAGCGCCTGGAGGAAGCCTTCGACGAGACGGAGGTGCAGTACCCTCACGCCGTCGCCCTGCTTCGCGTCCTCTACCTGACCGGCGCCCGGTTCTCCGAAATCGCACGGGCCAAGCGCAGCCAGTACCGCGACGGCCACCTCTACCTGACCCAGCACAAGACCGCCGCCAAGGAAGGCCCGAAGATCATCGTCTTTCCGCAGGAGGCCCGCGAGGTGGTCGAGTCCATATCTCCGCGCGGGGGATGGCTGGTCGGGCTCAACAGCTACCCGTCTCTGGTTTGGGATTTGGTCAGGGAGCGGGCGAAGCTCAAGGACTTCCGCCTGCATGACCTTCGCCACTCGTTCGCATCCGACGCGCTGGCGGACGGCGCCACGCTTGGCGAAATCGGGGAGGTTCTAGGCCACCGGGACACCGCCACGACCCGCCGCTATGCCCACCTGTCCACCGAGGGAAAGCAGGCCGTCGTTGATCGCGTCGCAAGGCGAAGGAAGGCCGAGCCCACCCAATGACCCATCCTCCACTTCACCAAGGGAAGAAGAGATGAGCCGACAGCCTGAAATCCGCGAAGCCGTCGCCAAGAGCCTGCGTGAGTTTGGATACCCCGGCGCCACCGCGAAGAACATCACCGAGGTCTGGCTGTTCGGTCAGTCCGCCAAGAGCCAACTGGAGGACGCCCGCGACCACCCGGCATTGCAGGCGGACTGTGACGCGCTCCTCGCCGAGATTGCCGCCATACCGGAGCCGACCAAATGACCCAGACCAACACAGCCTCTCTCTACGGAGAGGTAATAGGAAGGTTGGAGGGGGCGGCGGGGCCGGATCGGGAGATTGACCGCGACCTCTACTGGCTGCTGCGTCGGCCAGCCGCAGAGCGGGCGTACTGGAACGCCGCGATGGGTATGCCCCGGCCACTCGGCGACCGGATGCCCGGAGGCTTGGGGAGCATCGGCGTGGAGTCGGCAAGCCCCCGCTACACCGCCTCGCTAGACGCTACTCTTGCCCTGGTCGAGGAAAAGAAGCCGGGGTGGGCTTGGTCTGTCGGAAACCTGCGGGCTGGCGGTCAAGCCTATCTGATGAACAGGCCCGGCGGGGCAATGATCGAGGGCAAGGCCTCCAGCCCCGCGCTGGCCGTCCTTATCGCCCTGCTGCGTGCTCTGGAGGGGGAGTGATGCCCCCTGAATATCTTGTGTGACGAGCCGTCCCGAACTAGCCAATGAATACGGAGAGTGATGATGGAAGAAGTTAAGCGCGTGGAGAAGTTTCTCGCCGAGTGGGCGGAAGGCATCGGTCGCGGACGCACAGACGATATCCACGGTCTGCACATCGGCGTTCCCGAGCGGGAGGCGGTGCTACTGGCCAGCGACATTCAGGCGCTCGTCGATGACCGCCAACGCTGGATCAACATCGCCGCCGGCATGGGGCATCACGACGCCCGCGGACTCGCGACCAAGGGCTGGGTTAAGGTCTAACCCCCACAAGCCTCAGCCTGGGCCTTAAGCCCGGCTATCAGGGCCAGAGCTTCCACCACGGCTTTGGATCGACCGTCTGGCGGTGAGCATCCACGATGGCCACGACAGCCTCCCTACGGGCGTCACAGACGGACAGCGCGGCCTCTTGGCGTAGCGCCAGCGCCCCAAGGTCGCCAACGGTCTCCAGCGGCCCTACGTCGGCCCTAGGGCACGGCTCCCTCAGGATCGGAGGCACGTTGATCGTCAGGGGCTTTGGGCTTCCCGCGCATGACGCCAATAGACCCGCGCAAAGTATCACGGAAAGCGGGGTCAAGCGGCGCATCGGCCCCCGGCGCTGACTGGACGACATCGACTTGCCTTTCCGCTTCCTGACGCACGACCACTTCTGTTCGCAGCGTCCGCTCAACAATGCCCGTGGTCTGTTCGGCGAGGGCTTGGCCCTGTTCGGCGACGACCGCGCGGGCCTTGGCGTCCTTGGCCGCTCGCCATTGGAACCAGCCGATGGCCAGCAGTAGGACAAGCGCGAGGGCGGCTAGCGAGGCGATTAGCGCGCGGGCTTGGATCATTTCGGATACTGCGCCCACGGGAGTTCCCAATGCGGCCCGTCTTTGAACGTCCGCCAATCGCCGCCCCAGGTGATCGGGATGCCAAGCTCCGCAGCCGCCGCCTTCACATGCTTTGCGAGCCGATGATACAGCGGCCAGTCCCACGAAACGTCCCCGTTGATGACCGGGGCGAGGTCAACCGCGTGGCCGGTGAGGTGCCGGCTGTTCATCGTCTTCGTCGCCTTCTGCGCGAACAGTTGGCGTTGGCGGTCGATGGTTCGCCGCCCTTCCAGAACGGCGAAGTCGAGGTCTGACTTGCGGATGGCGAGTTGCACAACCTTGACCAGATCAGGATGCACGCCCTCGAGGCGGGCAAGGCTACGGGCGCCGAGTGCAAATGGCATCTTTTTTCCATTTCGGAGTTTCAAACACAGTGCCGGACAGCCTCGGACAATCGCCGGACATTGCCCCAAACGTGGCCTGTGCTATTGTGTGGGTGGCCTTCCGCAAGATAGCCACCCGCGCCCCGTCCGCCGTTGCAACCGGCGGCGGGGCCACTACCTCAAGGCCCGCCTGATAGCCGACCGCGCCGCGAAGTAGAGCGCCACCAGGACGGCAGACGCCCCGGCCACACCGCCCGCAATGAAGGCGCAGATCACGGCTTGGCCTCTACCTCTGTCGTCGTGGTGGTGGTGACGGTCGCGCCGTTGTCGGCCTGGGTCTCAATCTCGCCCCCGAACCCGCCCGGCCCGCTGACCTTGAGCTTTTCGAGCCGGTTGCGCTGGAACCACTGGCCCCCCAGCCCGATCAGCACGGCAAGGGCGATAGACAGGGCGCCGAGGTAGTTAATCCGCTGGCCTTGGGTGTCGGCCTCCCACGCCCCATAGGCGAGGATGCAGATCAGCCAGACGAGGATGACCGACAGGACCGGCGTAAACAGCAGGGCGAACACGTCCCGCCCGGCTGACGCCCACGCCTTCACGCGGTCAAAGCCGTTCACGACGCCAGCGCCTTAAGGATGCCCGACTTAATCGCGCCGGCCAAAGCCCCGACCCCGACCGCCGCCCCGATCAGCCATGCAATCGCCGTCTCGATTACGCCGAGGCGGGCCTCCAGCTTTTCAATCCGGCGTTCCTGGTCCTCGCTGTCCTTTTTCAGAACCTCGATTTCCACGTCCTCGGCGCTTCTCACGGCTGCACCTTTCCATGCGAGCGACTAACCGCAGCCCCCCGATGAAGCAGAGGCAGGCGAGCCCGAACATAACCAGCGACATGACCGCCCCCCGCAGCCGTGAGGATCGCCAGTTCGGCGAGGAACAGGCCGTTGATGACCCAGAGATAGATCGTGGTCTGTATCCAGGTCACGCCGCCGGTAAGGGCGAACGAACCCCAGTAGGCGACATGGCCCCCTAGCTGGATTGTGAAGGCCATAGCGAGGGCGAGCGTCCACCAGCGCGGCGAGCGTCTATGGCCCCACCACGCGACGGCCACGCAGATCAGGTCTTGCATCGGCATGTGAGCGGTTGACCAAGGCGGGTCCATTTCCCGCGAGATCAGCCGCGACATGACGGTGAAGACGAAGACGACCATAGCCGCCCCCGCTACATCCACCGCCGAACGGTCAAGGATCACGGCCAGCAGGCAGACGACGGCCATCATGACCGTTGACGCCTGATAGATCGCGGTCACGTCCTGCCAACTCACGGTCAGGGCTTCCCGTCGCCGGGAGGAGGCGGGGGCGTCTTGTCGTCAGCATCGCCACCGGAGAAGGCCACCGGGTCTTCGTTGAAGTGCGCAGCGATCAGCGCGGCAACCTCTGTCAGAAGGTCATGCGCCGTAGTTACAAGGCCATGCGCCTCGTCCAGCTTTTCCGCCGCGCCGGTCAGCCCGGCATCCGTGGTCATTTCGACCCCAGCCAGGATTTGGCGTTCGAGGGAATTGATCGTGGCCCTAGCCAACGCGGCCCGGCCTATGGCCTTCGTCTTGCTCGTCATGGTGTCCTCGTCAGGTTGGGTCGATCAGCGTCGGGCGGATGGTCACTGTCCCCGCCATGCAGGTTCCAACGGCGCCGGTGGAGTCGGTCAGTTCGGCCTCGTGGTAGTAGAGGCCCGACAGGCTTTCGGTGTCGGCGGGATCGATCAGGACGTTGAACCGCCCCGCCGCCGCGTTGATGACCGACACGTTGCCGTCAACCAGGCTGTGGCTGGCGATCACCGCAGAGCGCGGGGACTTGGCCAGCTTCCACTTGATCGCCTGAGCGCCGGCCAGCGTCACCGCCACGCCGTCCTCGTCCAGAACCGTCACCTCCAGGCGCTTGTCGTCGCCCGCGTACATGGTGAAATCTTCAGCCATCACGCGCCCCTTACGTCACGGTCCAGGTGATGATCCCGGAAGCGTTGAACGTGAT